TGTTCCCTTGATGTTTGATGTTGAGTCATCGATAGTCTGAAGTAACTGTGTGATGGTATTTGAGTTAGCATCAACGTTGTCGATGTACAGTACGTTAGCACTTGCGATAGTGCTGTTGTTAAACTTGAAGTTACCTTCTGCTGGATCAGTGTTAGTTGTGTCTGTTAGGTAGTTATATTCGTGTGTTTCTCCACCAAAACTACCAGTTGCACCCTGTGTTCCTAATGTTCCCTGTGTACCTTGAGTACCTTGGGTTCCTTGTGCACCAAGCGTTCCCTGGGTACCCTGTGTTCCCTGAGTACCCTGTGTTCCTTCTACTCCCTGAGTTCCTTGTACACCTTGGGTTCCTTGTGTGCCCTGGGTTCCCTGTGTGCCTTGAGTTCCTTGTGCTCCCTGCACGCCAGTCTCTCCAAGAACACCTTGAGTACCCTGAGTTCCTTGTACACCTTGAGCACCAGTCGTACCCTGTACGCCTTGAACTCCCTGTACTCCCTGCACACCTTGTACTCCTTGAGTACCTTGTACGCCCTGTACACCTTGAGTTCCTTGAGTTCCTTGAACTGTAGGGACAGAGACATCAATTACTCCGCCTTGAAGAGAGAAGGTGATGTTGCTGCGAGTTCCACTTGTAAGTGCCTCGTAGGTGTGTTGAACGCTGTGGTAGAGATTAGTAGTTCCTTGAGGAAGGCCATCTGTGTTGTCTAATGCGGCACCAGAGATGAGATCACCAATAGCAGCAGAGTCTAGGAAATACTCTAAATCGCTCCAAACTGTGTTGTTACCAACACCGATCTTAAACTTTCCAGTGTTAGTTTCAAAGCCAATTTCACCAGCAGCCAGTACTGGATCAGCGGTTGTCCATTGAGAAGAGGTTCCACGACGTACTTGAATTCTAATTGCCATTAGGCGTTTCCTCCATCGAAGGTTGTCTCAAAGATAGTTGTTCCTGGGGCTCCACCGTCAATGTCACTTGTCTGTGTTGACCCAACAACTCCACCGTCTTCTGTTACTGGTTGACTATTTGGTAAAAATTCTAACCAACTTGCTCCGTTATAAACGAAAAAACTTTGGCTGTTTGAGTTGAAGTAAACGTCACCATCGTATTGTCCAGTTGGCTCTACAGCGCTGGACAATACGTTGATGGGAACGAGTGCTTTTTTGCTCATGTGTTAAGCCTTAACGACCACTCGGTAAGTCTCTCCTGCGCCAGGAGCAACTGCGAATGCGATTGCAACTCTGTTTGTGCTTGCCTTGGTAACATCAGTTACCACTTCAGCCCCACTTGAGATCTCCCACACCGTTACAAGAACATCAAGTGTTCCTAGGTTGTGATCGATATTAAAGGATGTTGCAGAGTACGGACTTACAGGAGTGATAGTCTCTGCGTAAGTTCCGAGTTGTCCTGATGTACCTTGTGCACCAGTTGTACCTTGGGCTCCCGTAGTTCCCTGTGCACCAGCAACACCGACAGCACCAGATAGGTTTACTGTCCAGGATGCGTATATTCCAGAACCAATATGTTTGGTCTTAGTAAATACAAGAGCGCCAGTTCCAGAGTTGTAAGAACTTACAGTACCGTATTGAATGTTATCAACATCAAAGGCAACTGTTATATCTTGACCAACAGAGTAGTCAACTGCTAGATCTGCAACAGTAATTGTCTGTGAACCATTGTTTGCTAGAGTGAATGATGTTGTAGATGTTGTGGAGTACTTGTCTCCATCAAGACCTGCAGTACCCTGAGTACCCTGCGTTCCTTGGGCGCCTTCAGTTCCTTGAGTACCTTCAATACCTTGAGCACCTTCTGTGCCCTGAATACCTTGAGAACCTTCAGTGCCTTGAGTTCCTTCAGTTCCTTGAGCACCTTCAGTGCCTTGAGTTCCTTCAGTACCTTGGCTACCAACAGTTCCTTGGCTACCAACAGTTCCTTGGGAACCTTCTACGCCTTGAGCACCTTCAACACCTTGCGCTCCTTCGGTACCTTGTACACCTTGTGCAGCAAGTAGTGTCCAGTAGGTTCCTTCTGCAGGAGTATCTCCGACGTTGCCACCGTGAGCATCGATGCGGTACCAAGTCTGACCGTTGTACGTTGCAACATCGCCAACTGCGTAAGGCGTTCCTGGACCGTAAGCACCAGTGAAGTTCCAGAGTGCTGCTGTACCTTGAGTACCTTGGGTACCCTCAGTTCCTTGCGCTCCCTCAGTTCCCTGAGCACCGTCAGTTCCCTGTGTACCTTGGGTTCCTTGAGAACCTTCAGTTCCTTGAATTCCGTCAACACCCTGAGTACCTTGAGAGCCTTGGGCTCCCTCTGTACCTTGTGTTCCGTCAGTGCCCTGTGTGCCTTGAGTTCCTACTGAACCCTGTACACCCTGTGCACCTTCAGTTCCCTGTGCTCCAGTAGTACCTTGCGCTCCAGTATCGCCGATGTCACCAGTACGAGCAAATGTGATGATGATGTCATCGTTGTTTGCAAAAGTTCCATTTAGAGATAGATCATTAACTGGGACAGTGAACCAACCTGAATTGTTTGTAGACGTTCCATCGATTATGAATAATGCGTAAGTAGTTGAATCAAACTTCTTTGAGATACGTAGATGACCCTTGATTGTTGAAGTTGAGTCATCAATAGTTTGTAAGAAAGAAGCGATGTCTGCAGAGTTATCATCTTGACTATCAATGTACAACTCGGTTGCACTTGCAAGATTTACATTGTTAAACTTCAAACTTCCTGTACCTGGATCAGTAGCACCAGTGTTAGTTAGATAGGTGTAATCAAATGACGCACCACCAAAGTTACCGTCACGACCTGTAGCACCCTGTGTTCCTTGGGTACCTTCAGATCCTTGTACACCCTCTGTACCTTGGGCGCCTTCTGTACCTTGAGTACCATCTAAACCTTGAGTGCCCTGGGTTCCCTGTGCACCTTCGGTGCCCTGAGTACCATCAGTTCCTTGAGTACCTTGAACACCGAGAGTACCTTGAGTACCCTGCGTTCCGTCAGTTCCTTGAGTACCTTGAGAACCAAGTGTTCCTTGGGTTCCCTGAGTACCTTGCGTTCCTTCTGTTCCTTGGGCTCCTTCAGTACCTTGTGTACCGTTGGCACCATCAAGACCTTGAATACCATCTGCACCTTGAGCACCTTCGGTGCCCTGTGCTCCCTCAGTACCTTGAGTTCCATTTGCACCATCAAGTCCCTGTGCACCAGCAGTACCTTGCGTACCCTGTGCGCCAGTAGTTCCTTGTGTGCCTTGGCTTGCGTTGATCCACGCAGTGCCGTTCCATGTCTTTACAACCTTATCGTCAGTGTCATAGTAAATCTGACCTTCGACTGGGCTTGTTGGCTTATTAACTGTAGCAAGGTTTTGAATACGAGCATTCTGTAATTCAAGTTTGCCTAAATCAATAGGGGTTAAAAATTTACGGGCCACGGTCTATCTCCTTAAGATAAGTAGGCTTTTCCTGAAAAAGCAGAAGCAAATGAGACCGTTAATGAGTTCGAATTAGTGTACGCAATTTCACCTTCAACAATGTTACCAGCAGAGTCTATAACTGTAACGTTAGGCTTGAAGCCTAAATTATGAGTGATTGTCCAGGAGTTGCTGGCCGATCCCTGGCTGTGCTCAAATGAGACACGCTCTACTGTGAAATACTTGTTGGTAAGACCCTCAACAAGATCATCAGTGTTGTCTAACGATGATCCATCAATACCGTCAGTACCTGCTGTACCTTGGGTACCTAAAGTACCTTGAAGGCCTCTAGTTCCCTGTACACCCTGAGTTCCCTGGGCTCCTCTAACTCCTTGAGTTCCTTGAGCACCAGTTACTGCTCCACCTCCACCAGAGCAGGCACCGCAACCACAGCCTGATGCGTGTGTAGTTCCTTCTGGGGTTGTGATGAGAACAACATTGTTCACCGCAATTGGTACCGTTGCAGACCCTGGACGGGTGTACTGATTTGTCATAGGCTTACCTCTTTTGTAACGAAGATTATTCCAGAGACGTAAGTGTGAGTTACGCCTTCTGCATCTGTTAATTGTACGTCGTAGTAGGACTTTCCAGGAAGTAAACGAGTCTGCTCACCAGTAAGTGAAAGAACCAGTGTTCGTTGGTTATCACCATCTTCAGTAATGTTTGGTTTTGTCACTGTAAACTCAGCAAATACAACTGCTGCACCTGGAAGTGATCTAATCTCTGCCAATGGAGTGAGGTTATCAACTTCAAAGTCTAGACGAATAGAGAACTCGTAATCATCGCCTTCATAGATGTTGAGATCTTGCACAACAGTTGTTGGAGTTGGCTTGACATTTCCATAGGTAGGAATAGGTAGACGAACTCTTGTCTTAGGTGACTTGTTGTCAATCTCTTGTGGCTCAAATACTGGTACGTATTCATTAGTGGTCTTTGAGATACGGCGCAATGAGAACACATCGATCTTGTACAAACCGATACCAAGTTGAGAACAGAGTTCCTTGTACTGGTTCTTGCGAACTTCAATCATCTGCATCAACTGGCGGTAACGCTCAGAGCGAGGAATCATCACTCCATCTGGCGCTTGAATGTCGATGTCAAAAGAGGCATCTGTAGCCAGTGTGTACATGGCTAGAGTAGATGCATAAATAATTACTGGGTACTCTTCTACGGTAGGTAAATTTGCCATAGTCATTGTGCGGCCGTAAGAGTCTGTGTGAAAAGTAGTGTGTTGTGCAAATGCGTCGTTGATATATTGGCAAACTTCAGTCTCTGTAAAGTACTTGAAGTAGTTTCCAGCAACGATAACAACATCTCCTTCAGCAGGGGTTGTATCAAAGACTATATGTCCTGTTGCTTCTTCTACCTCTACATCTGCAGAGACATCCTCTCCATCGCTATTTACGGCTAGGTGTACACCATCAAGAGGAGAGTAGGGAATAAGGAAACGGTTAGTGGTGCCATCGGCAACGAATTGGTAGACGAAGGACCGACCAATGTCACCAAGTTCGTAACGTAGGCGGTTTGACATACTATCTACTGTAGCCACATAACCTCCGTAAAATTACTGTGCCTATCATCTCGTGTAATCAAGATTTACACAGTGCAAAAAAGGCCCAACCCCCAACTGGGAGGAGGGCGGGAACCAGTTGAGGGTCGGACTACTTGTGACGTCTAGTGTTTAGTTAGGACGCCAAATATATCCAAGTTGCTCAAGGTAAGCCGCAAGACCTGATGGGACTCGATACTTAACGCCTGCTTTGAAGGTGTAGGAGTTTCCTACTCCGTAAGTCATGTCTTCGATGTCAGTGATCGTACGGATGACGACCATGTCACCTGCAGTTGATACTCCAACATTTTCGATCTCGTCTAGTACGAGTGGTGCATCTGGATTCTTAGGATCAAAGACATCCTTTTCCAGACTCTCTGCCTCAAGTTGCGTTGCAATTGAGATTTCTTCTGCACGCTTCTTTAACTCTGCTGCGTTCTTCTTTGTTGCTTGCTCTTTAGCACGACCTGTTGCGTCTAAAGGACTTACTGGTGTATTTGCCACGGTATGTATTCTCCTAAAGTAGATTGGTTATTGATGCCTGGGGACCCAGGAAGGAGTAGGGTCCCCAGACATCTGTAAAACTTGTCTTAGTTTGTGTAAACCTTGACGATAGCCTGATCGGTGATTACACCTAGGCCCCAGATTGCGTACCATGCAAGAGCGTGCTCACGACCGAAGTCAAGAACTCCACCGTCACGTAGTTCAACTGGAAGAGAGATTGCGTGACCGAATGCGTTGTCACCAATCATGATTGATTCGTAAACTTCAGCACCGTTACCAGTTGCTGATGTTAGGTAACCCTTTTCTGCAGTGAAATCTGCAGACTCTGGGTTTCCACCTGAACCTGGGGCTGTGTTAGCCTTGACAGGAACGCTGTACTGATCTGATGGAACACCAACAGATGTTGAAGTTGTGTATGCAGCGTTAACTGACAACTTCTTAACCTGTGTTGTTTCGATGAATACTACGTCGTATAGACGACCGATTTCACCGAGCATGAAGTTTCCTGGAGCAGCGTACTTTGTAACTTCGATGAACTCTGGGTTCGAACGAATGTCACGTGACTGCTTTGGGTGTACGAACTGTACGTATGTTTCACCTAAGCGAGGGATGTTCTTACCAGCAAGGGTAAGAGCAGCATCCTTTACAGCACCTGTTGACAACTTGTAGTTACCATCTAGGTCTGACATCTGTGTTGCTGGTGTACCTTCGTTGTACCAGTCGTTAACACCCTGTACAGATGAGCGGTCGTAACCGAACACTGCTGATGTTGCTGCTGATAGTGTGTTGCGAGCCTGTACATCTAGGTACTGTGCCATGTGGCGACCTAGAAGACGTGATGCTGACGCCATAACGTCATCAAATGATGCGTTAAGAAGTAGTTCAGAAACTGCTACTGCGTAGCCGTGTTCTGCAACTGTGATTGCGATCTGCTCTGCTGTTAGAGCGTTGGTTGTCATACGAACACCTTCAGTTAGAGGTGTTGGATCGATACCAAAGTTCTTGTAACGGAGGAAGTTAACGCGGAGACCAGGTGCTACACCTAGTTCTGTCTTCTTAACTGCGAATTGCTCGAAGCGAAGAATTGGCATTGCCTGGAACAAGATTTCCTTGGACCAGATTGTTTGAATTGCTTGATTCAAAGATGAGTTT